AGAGCTTGATAAACCTCAAGAAATAGGGTATGACGGCATATCTACTGCCTCAATGGAGGAATAATATGCAGGATGAAGAAGATGGTGGTGATAGAATTTTTAAACCACAACCTGGCCCACAGACAGCCTTTATTGAAAGTAAGGCGGACATTGCTATCCTAGGTGGCGCGGCCGGCGTGGGCAAGAGCTTTGGTATCTTATTGGAATCATTGAGAAATATCGGGGTTCCTAAATTCTATACTATGATTCTCCGAAGGACAAGTGGAGAGGTAAAGACTTCAGGTTCCTTGTGGGATGAGTCTCATAACGTATACCCTTATTTCGATGGACAGCCTTTTATTTCTAAATTAACTTGGAAATTTCCATCAGAATCTAAAGTCCAATTCTGCTTCGTTGAACATGAAAAGGACTTAGAGAGGTTTAAAGGATCTCAGGTACCTCTAATCATGTTTGATGAGTTGACTACGTTCACTGAACGTATGTTTTTCTACATGCTATCAAGGAATAGGTCTACTACAGGTATACCAGGGTACATTCGCGCTACCACTAACCCTGACTCAGGGTGGGTAAGAACACTTATTTCTTGGTGGCTGGATGATGCAGGTTACCCAATAAACGAAAGATCTGGAGTGCTCAGGTGGTTCGTCCGCCTTGGCGGAGAGATGTTTTGGGCTGACACAAAAGAAGAACTTATAGAAATGTTCCCTGGTCAAAGGGTATTACCTAAGTCACTAACTTTTATACCGGGAAAACTTTCCGATAATAAAAAGATGATGGATAAAGACCCAGGGTATGAAGCTTCTTTGATGGCCCTTCCTCGTGTTGACCGTATGAAGTTGCTAGATGGATGCTGGGACGTTCAAGCGACCTTCGGAAGCTACTTCGAGCGTAACTGGTGTGAAACTATTAGTATGCCCGATGAGCCTTGCCGATGGGTGAGGTATTGGGATAGGGCCTCTTCTGAGCCTTCTGAAACATATCCTGACCCCGATTATACAGCAGGTGTTTTAATGGGATTAGGACGAAATACAGGCACCTTGTACGTCAAAGACGTGGTTAGGTTCCGAGCTAAGCCTATGGCCGTTCACGCTACTATACGCAAGACTGCGGAGAATGACAAGAAATGTTATGGCCATGTGAGGGTCGTAATAGAGCACGATCCAGGTCAAGCAGGTGCATCAGATGCTCAATACTTAGTCAAAGCCTTGCAAGGGTTTGAGACTAGGGTGAGAAAAGCTACTAAAGACAAGCTGACACGCTTCCTTCCTTTCTCAGCAGCAGCTGAAAATGGGCTTATCAAGATTTGTAGAGGTGAATGGAATGAAGCTTACCTTTCAGAGCTTGAGCGCTTCATAGGTGACGATAAAACTAAAGATGACCAAGTGGATGGTACTTCAGGCGCATTTAATGAACTGATGAGTAAAGCTTATTCCACTCCCAACTTAATCATGCCTGATTTATCTTGTAAAGCATTAGGCGTTAAACTACCAACAATGACATAGGTCAAAAGAGGCTTTTATGGCAGTGAAAGGTAATATAGGAGAGGGGTCAATTTTTGGAGAATGGGTAGTAATCTCTAAAGAGTGCATACATAAGAAAAGTGGTAATCTTTGGGAGTGCAGATGCTCTTGTGGTACCGTTAAATTGGTTAAAGCTGCGTCACTTTACTCAGGAGTATCTAAATGCTGTAGGACTTGTTCTTATAAAACAAGAACTGAGCCTGGAAGAGGGTACAAGCACTTGTCCCCTCATTGGGACAGGTATGGAGGGATGCTATCAAGGTGTAACACCCCTACGGCTATAATGTACCACAGGTACGGAGCACTAGGTATTAAAATCTATCAGCCTTGGGTAGACAATTTTTGGGAATATCATGACTATATTGAAAACGTTTTAGGTAAAAAACCAGAAGGTGACTATAGCATAGATAGAATAGATTCTAAAGGAAATTATGAGCCAGGTAATCTAAGGTGGCTAGACCGTGTTGGCCAAAACAATAATAAAACCGGCCTGATAGAAGTGACATATAAAGGCTTCACCTCTTCTTTACAATATTTCTGTAAAGAGAATAGCTTGAACTATAAAAAATGTTTTAGGTATTATAAAAAGCATGGTACACTTCCTTTGGAATACTTTTTAACTAACTTCAAGGAAACAGAAAATGTCTGATAAAAAACTATTAAACACTATAGGGGTTTCTGGTTTAAAAAACTTTGGAGGAAGGATTGAGGAAGAGTTTATCCCAGAGCTGAAAGGAGACAGGGCTTTCAAAGTGTTTAAACAAATGAGCACAGAAGATGCTACTATATCTTCTATGCTATTTGCCATAAAGATGCTTATTAGAGGCATTGATTGGACTGTAGAACCTTTTTCTGACAAGCCTAGGCATGTAAAACAAGCCCAAGATCTTGAAACCATGTTGCATGATATGGACATGTCTTGGCCAGATACTCTTTCAGAGATCATGTCTTTTCTTATATACGGCTTCAGTTTACATGAAGTTGTCCTAAAAAAGAGAGACGGCAAGAAATCTAAATATAAAGATGGCCTGGTCGGAATTAAGAAACTAGCTATACGTGGCCAAGAAACTATAGAAAAATGGGAATATTCTGAAAAAGATAAAGAACTCCTCTGGGTAGAGCAGAGAGATCCTAACACTGCTAAAGTTTATGTAATACCTAGAGACAAATTCCTTTTATTTAAGGCGGAATCTTATAAAGAGAATCCCATGTCTTCTTCGGTACTTCGCTCCAGTTATAGGGCTTGGAAAACTAAACGGTATATCGAAGACTATGAAGCTATTGGTATCAGTAGGGATTTAGCCGGTATGCCGGTGATGTATATTCCAGCTGATATGATGAGTTCTGACGCTACTCCTGAACAAAAGCAATCTGTTGAGTATTTCAAGCAAGTTATCACATCTATACAAAACAATGAACAATCTGGTGTATTACTCCCAGCTATGTATGATGAGACAGGTAACCGATTGTTTGATTTCCAACTGATGAGTTCAGGCGGTACTAGGCAATTCGATACTTCTGAGATTATACAAAGGTATAACACACAGATAGTACAAACTGTATTAGCAGATTTCATCATGCTTGGACAAGGTTCACAAGGGTCGTATGCTTTGTCTAGCAATAAAACCAAGATGTTCACAGTCGCTATACAGAGCTGGCTTAAATCAGTTGTCCACGAATTGAACGAAAAACTAGTCACAAAACTGGGAGAGTTCAACGGTTGGAGACAAGACGAACTGCCTAGAATAGTTCACGGTGAGCTTGAGTCACAAGATATAAACGGTATCTCTAGTTTTGTAGCAGATTTAGCAAAAGCTGGTGTTATTACCTACGATGTGAAACTTGAGAACTATTTAAGAAGTTTGGTAGATAGTCCATTAACTGATGGCAGCGGCAAGGTTTTAGGTTTAGCTGCAACTACAGATAGTAATTTAGCATCTACACCTACTTCAACAGGGAAGCCTACAGGCGGAGCAAAACATTCATGAAACTAAAAGATAAGCTAAAGCAAATGTTTAGCACCTTCCTTGATAAGGAAATTATTGAGGATGATAGTAAATTCATATCCAAATCAGTAGACGAGCTTAGAGAAGTTACAGGAATTGTACTTGTACCAGAAGAGCCTGACCTACATGGCGATATTTACTCTGAAGAAGAAATACATAACGCTATGATTAGCTTCAATACCTTGTGTAACAGGACTAAGTTACAACATGCAGTTGATTCAGAAGCAATGGTGATAGAGAGTTGGCAAGCTAAATCCGATGAGATAGTCAACGGTAAGGTTGTCAAAAAAGGCAGCTGGTTAATGACAATGAAGCTTCCTCCTACTGAGTGGGAAATGGTAAAACAAGGCTTATTCACAGGGTTCTCTATTGGCTGTATGGCCAGGTCAGAGCCTATTGATGCGCCCACTGGAGAACAGTATGACTGATATGACAAGACCAGAACCTAAAAAAAGATTGTATGATTTTGATTTTTCCATGGAAGGGGCAGAGGTGAGTCTTGTGGACTCCGCTGCAAATGGTCATAAATTCTTGATGTTAAAGGCTGAAAACCCTATTCAAGAAGTTATTGAACAAGCAGAAGTTGTGGAGAATGAGCCGCAAGAGGTTACCAAAAATATTCAAAATTTAATGAGTATACTTGGCCAAATGTTAGGCGGATCACCACAAGCTATAGCACCGGCTACTCAACAAAACGGATTTGATGTTGAGGTAGGCAGATTCTTGTCGTACTTAACTGATCATATCAGGCAAAGTACACCAGATGAACCCCTCCCGCATCGTGTATCTGATGTATCTTACAATCAGCAAACACAGGCACCATTATTTATAACCGAG